AGGAAAGAAATCATCAAAAAAACTTACCAAGGAACAGAGAGTAGAACGTGCAAAGAAAGCTATCAAGGCTAGGTGGGATAAGAAGAAGCTACTCTCTTGATTGGGAGTAATTTTTGTTTTATACTTATTAAAGTTATTTTATTTTAACCCTTCTCTCTGAAATGGGAGGAGTATTACATCTCCTTTATCCCTACGATTCGACCCGTAGCTTGGATAGAGGGGTTAGGATAAAAACCTTTGTTATCAGCAGACTGTCTTTTCCGATAGATAAATTGTTCATATAATTTAGATGCCGTTAAGATGGTCTCTTGCTCGCAAAGTTATCCACACTAACTTATATACACGCACTATACGTTTGATATAATTTACGCATGGCAACACTAAACCCACCAACATCATGGCTTCCATTACCAGTACAGGCAGAGATATGTCCTTCATGCACTAAAAAGTTTATTCCAACACCTAAGTCAATGGATAAGTGTATCTTCTGCATGACAGTAGACTTGCGTAGGTTGTAATAGACATGGTATAATTTGTGATATATGGATGAACTGCAAGAACAGACAAATAGCAGACCTTGGTTATATAAGAAAGGACAGAGTGGTAATCCTAAAGGAAGGAAGCCTGGTACCTTCTCATTAAAGGAATATGTAAAGAAGAAACTAGCTGCAATGACTGATGAAGAACGTGAAGAATACCTAGAAGGATTAGACAAGCGTGTGGTATGGGAAATGGGTGAAGGTAAAGCTGATTCTAAAACAGAACTTAGTGGAAAGCTTGAAATAGCAGGGCTAGAAATCAATGTCAGAAAATAAAGGAATAACTGTTTCATTTGAAGTCCATGAATCCCACGTATGTATATGGGAGAAAGATAGCAACGTACGCTATGTCATCATCATGGGAGGTCGTGGTAATGGACGTTCAGGAACTGCATCACGCTATGTAGTATCTAAACTACTTTCAAAGGATTATGTCCGAGGAGCTATTATGCGAGCAACCCGTGAAGATATACGAGCATCATGTTGGGGTGAGATTATGGATAGATTACGTGAGCAGGGTATACAGGATGCCTTTCGTTTAACAGAGAATGATATGTTCATAGAGAAAGGACAGAACTCACTACGAGCACACGGCTTTAGAGCATCTAGTGGTTCACTCACTGCACGTTTGAAGTCTTTAGCAGGGTATAACCTCGTATGGATAGAAGAAGCAGAAGAAATTGGTGAAGCAGAGTTCCGAACACTAGACGACACACTCCGAACTGTTAAAGGTTCTATTACGATTGTCTTAACATTGAACACTCCACCTCGTAGCCACTGGATTATTAAGAAGTGGTTTGACCTTATCCCACATCTTGAAGCACAAGGATTCTATACACCTGTCATTAAACCTGAAATAAAGGATGCTTTATACATTGGTGGTAGTTATAGAGAGAACTTACCTAATCTTGATGAGGCTACTGTATTTCGTTATCAGCAGTACAAATACACCAATCCAGCTTATTATTGGCAAGTCATAGAAGGCTTATCTCCTGATGAAGTAAGAGGAAAGATATATACAGGTTGGCAACAGATAGACAATTTACCAACGGGTGCGCGCTTGGTTAAACTTGGTGAAGACTTTGGCTGGTTTCCAGACCCTGCATCACTTGTGGCAGTTTACTATTGGAACGGAAGTTATGTGCTTGATGAGTTAGCCTATGGCACAGAACTCACCAACGAATACCTAGCAGAGCAAGCCTTAAAGGTTACAGGCAGACATTCTGAAATACAAACAGTAGCAGACAGCGCAGAACCTAAGAGCATCGCAGAGCAACGACAGTTTGGTGTAAACGTCGTAGGTTGTGAGAAAGGCAAAGACAGCGTGTCATTTAGAATAAAAGTAACATCACAGAAGAAGATATACGTTACCAAGAGAAGCATAAACTTGTGGGAAGCTTATGAGAATTACAGATGGGCAGAAGATAAAGACGGAAACCCTAAAGGAACACCAGAACATACATGGTCTCACTGCTTTGCTCCTGAAACTCTTGTTTATACAACAAAAGGGAAAATAAGAATTGATGAACTTGTTGGAAAGGAAGGATATGTATATTCTGAATTAAATAAAATTAAAAAATTTCATAATGTTAGAGCGACTAGAAAAGATACCGAAGTCATTACCTTTGATTTTGATGATGGAGATACAATTACAATCACACCAGACCATTTAATCAGGCTTGTAAGCGAGAATTGGTGTGAGGCACAGTTGCTTTGTCTTGGGGATATGATACAATCAGGTATGTATGAAGAAGACAACATTTCAATCTATAACTTTTACAAAATATACTGGCGAAAAGTATTACAAAGGATATTACAAAGGGCAGAGGGATTATTTGCACAGAGTTATTTGGCGGGACTCTTACGGGGATATACCCAAAAACTTTCATATTCATCACAAGGACAACAACAAGGAAAACAATTCTTTGGAGAACTTGGAATTGAAACACAGAACAGCCCACTTGAGCGACCACATGACACCAAAACGCAGAGCATGGCAAAAGAAATGGGTGGAAACAATAAGACCACTTGCGAGCATATGGCATGGGTCAAAAGAGGGGATAGCGTGGCACAAGCAACATGGAAAGAAAAGTTGGGAAGGAAGAAAACCTATCACGAAAGAATGCTCTCATTGCCATACGAAATACGAAACGCTTATCAATCATTCAAAAGGAAGATTTTGTTCCAAGAATTGCTTAATGAAAGGCAGACGAAGAAGATTATTGGGATTACCAGAGGATTCTGTCCTATAACTTATAATATGGAAGTTGAAGATACTCATTGTTTACAAGCAAATGGTATTCTTGCACATAATTGTATGGACGCAGTATCGTATGCAATAGCATCAATGCACAACAAGGTGGCAGACTTTGATATGGTTTATGATAGACCAGTTGAACGGAAAAACCCTGCAAGATAATTAAAAGTTATGGTATAATATATTTATATGGCAATCAAAAAAACAAAAAAAGTAGTGGGCATTATTCCTAAAGTTGAGATGAAGATTGAATCTAAACCAGAATCAAAAAAGAAACTATTTACAATCACCATTGGACTAGGAAATACAATCCTAAAAGGAGAAGGCGAGACAGCTTTAATTGCACTTAAAGCAATAGAAGCACCAGTCAAGATATTTACTAAGGGATATATAGAACTTAATTACAATGGCAAGTCTATGAACGCAACTTGGAATCCTGTAAAAGTTAGAAACCTATTTCGGAAGATTTCACAGCCTATCCTAGCAAAGCAGTTTGAGTATTTATTGCGATGAAGTATGTAACAGTTGATATGAACAAGGATAAGTATCGGGGAATACCTTGGAAGATGTTGGGAGACTTTGGAAAAAGAAAGTTTGAGAACCTGCTAGTATTAAAAAACGCTAAAGAAAAAATACAAATAAGATATGTTCAAACCATTAAACGATAGAGTATTGATTAAACCAGAAGACAAGCCCACAGAGACATCTAGTGGTATTTTGTTGTCAGACAAGACACAAGAGAAACCTGTTATTGGTGAGGTGATTGTAGGTAATAAAGACGTAAAGGAAGGCGACAGAGTATTATTCTCTAAGTTTGGATATGATGAGGTAACTCTTGATGGTGATTTATATTATGTGGTGAGTGATTGTAATATCCTTGGAATACTATGAAAATAATACAAGAAAAAGCATTTGATACGATTATGAGCGCAGTTGATACACTGGTTGGACTTGTAAAACCTACTTATGGTGCATCAGGTAATAAGATTATTATTGGTAAAGGATATGGCGTATCAGTCCTTGATGACGGAGTGCAGATAGCAAAAGACTTAGAATTGGAAGATGAAGCAGAAAACTATGTCCTGAAACTCATCAGGGAGGTAGCAGTAAAGACAAACGAGCGAGTCGGCGACGGAACTACATCATCGCTTATACTTTTACAGGCTATCTTAAAGGAAGCGCAAAAGAGTAATAAAACCAAACCAGAGATAGTAAAGGAATTAGAACTTGGACTTGGGGAAGCAGTTGCCATGATTATCGGAGAGAGCAGAAGCATAAAAACAAAGGAAGATTTAGAAAAGGTGGCAAGAATATCATTTGATAATGCAGAGATTGCTAACCTACTATCAGAAATTATCTTTGAAATAGGTGAGAATGGATTGATTGACGTTCAGGCTTCACAGCGCGCAAACATAGAAAGTGAGATAGTTACAGGCTACAAGACCCTAAGTGGCTTTATATCGCCGTATATGGCTAATGACGGGGATAAATGCGTAATAGAAGACGCAGTAATTCTAACAACTGATAAAAGCTTTTTTAATAACGCAGAGATAGTTCCTATTATGGAAATGGTACTTAAAGGTGGCAAGAGCAACCTAGTAGTCTTTTGTAAAGATTTTAGCGGTGAAGCACTTACAACAGCAATTCTAAACAAGATTAAAGGTAGTTTCAAACTTGTGGCTATCAAGGCAAATGAGCAGGATATGAATGATATATGCCTACTCACAGGCTCAAAACAAGTCCTCACCGACACCAAAGTTGAAGATAAAGACTTTGGCTTTGCCAAGAAAGTTGTATCAAGGTTAGACGATACAACTATTATTGACGGAGGTGGAGACAAGATTGAAATAAGTGAAGTGATTGAAGAATTAAAAAAAGACAAGATAAACGACAGACGAGTGGCTAACTTAACAAATGCAGTAGCTATCATCAGAGTAGGTGCTAAGACAGAAAGCGAGGCTAAGGCTTTACAATTCAAAGTGGAAGATGCGTCTAATGCTATCAAAGTTGCATACAAGGGCGGAGTGGTAGCAGGTGCAGGAACAACTCTTGCTGGATTGATTACATCTAGCAAGATATTAAACTTGGCTATGCAATACCCT